AGGCTTAGACAATTTTTAGGTCAATCACATTTTGAAGTCGCTGTAAATAATCCAAGACAGGCTTTTGCTTTTTTAATCGCAAACTTTCCAGAAGTAGAAAATCATATGACAAATCAGTTATATAAAGTAAAAATGGGTGGTTTAGAAATAACAGAGGACTTGTTAGAAATAAAAGGTGAAGGAGATATAAAAATAATTCCTATTGCTGTGGGTGCAAAAGGTGTAGCTCTTGGTGCTTTAGGAGTTTTTGGTGGTGGTGCTGCTGCTGCTGCTACATCGGGATTTTTTGCAACAGCTATTGGAGGTGTTGTTGCTAGTGGATTGACTGCTATTGGTACTTCAATGCTTATAGACGGAGTTACAAGTATTATTGCACCAACTCCAAAAGTGCCAAACTTCAATGCTGCTGACTCTTTATCTGATAATGACCCAAACGTACAGGCCAACTTTGGCTTTAATTCAATCACTAATACTACAAGGGCTGGGGTTCCTGTTCCGATAATTTATGGTCAAGTCTTTACTGGATCTATTGTTATTAGTTCAGGTATTGATACAGTTCAAGTGGAGGGTACAGCAGCGTAATGTTTGGATCAGGAATTATAAAAGCTGTAGTTGATGCTAATGCTGGTGTTTTTGGTTTAACTAATCCAGATTTACCAAAAGACTCACTTGCTTCAAAGCAATTTCAACTTCTAATTGATCTCATTTCGGAAGGTATAATCTCAGGATTCCCTTCTGCTACAGGCTCTCAAGGCACAACTGAATACGACCAAAGTAGCCTAAAAGATGTATTTCTTAACGGCACACAAGTTTTACAACAATCGGCTGGTACAAGTCCAGATGATACAGATTTTAATTTTCAGAATGTTTCTTTTGAACCTAGATTTGGAACTTCAAATCAAACAGCCATTTCTGGGATTTCTGCTAGTGAATCAGAAACAGCAGTTAGTTCAACAGTCACCAAAGCTGCCCCAGTATCAAGATCAATAACAGATACAAACATTGATGCTGTAAGGGTTACTATTGCTTTTCCTCAACTACAAAAATTTGAAGATAATGGCGATATAAATGGTGCAGAGGTAGCACTTACAATTCAAACAATAGAAAATGATGGCACAACACAAACAGTTATAACAGACACAGTAAAAGGTAGAGCAGCAAGCACTTATTTTAGAGACTATAAAATTAACTTACCTTCTGGGACAAGCTTTCCTGTAACTATTAGAGTTAATAGAACAACTGATGACAGCACTGATTCTTTTTTAAATGACAGCTTCCAATGGTCATCTTTCACGGAAATAATAAATGAATCTAGGGCTTATGCGAACTCTGCTCATGTAGCCTTACGCTTTGATGCTGAAACCTTTCCATCTGTTCCTTCGAGGATGTATAGGGTTAGGGGAACTCTTATCTCAATACCTCATAATGGTACTGTCAGGGCTGATGGTTCAATATCTTATTCTGGAACTTTCAACGGAACATTTAAATCAGACAAAGAATATTCCAATGATCCAGCATGGGTACTTTATGATTTACTTACTACATCAAAAGGTTTTGGAGATCATATTGATTCAACGCAATTAGATGTTTATAGTTTTTATTCAGCTTCTGTTTACTGCTCAGAGCAAGTAGATGATATGACAGGAACTGGTAATACTGAGGCAAGGTTTTCAACAAACGTGGTTCTAAATACTCAGCGTGATGCATATTCCTTAATTAATGATCTTTCTTCTGTAATGAGGGTAATGCCTTTTTATAGTGCAGGTGTAATAAACATATCTCAAGATAGGCCAACAGATCCAAGTTATATTTATAATCTCAGCAATGTAACAGCAGAGGGCTTTTCTTATTCAAACTCTAGTAAATCAACAAAAGCAACTGTAGTTAATGTTGGATATTTTGACAATGAAACACAGCAAATAGATTATGAAACTGTTGAAGATACAGCATTACAAGCTAAATATGGTGTTGTTGTTCGTAATTTAAAAGGCTTTGCTACAACTTCAAGAGGTCAAGCTGCAAGGCTTGGAAAGTGGTTTTTATACACACAATCAAATGAGGCTGAGTTAGTTTCTTTTAAAACATCTATAGAGTCAGGAACGATAGTAAGAGTTGGAACAATAATATCTGTTCAAGATCCTATGAGGGCAGGGGTTAGAAGAGGTGGAAGAATAAAAACAGGTGTCTCAACAACACAAATAATAGTAGATGACTCTAACAATACTGATCTAGCAACCTCAGACTCAGCAACCTTGTCTGTTATTTTGTCAGACGGCACTCTTGAAACAAAAACAATATCTACAATTTCTGGTACAACTATTACTGTTTCTTCTGCATTTTCTTCTGTTCCTCAAGCAAATTCTGTTTGGGTTATTGAAAATACATCTTTATCACTTCAAACTTTTAGAGTTTTTTCTGTCAAAGAAGTAAATCAACTTGAATATGAAATACAAGCGGTTGTTCATAATCCTTCAAAATATGGCTTTGTTGAAGATGGTTCTACTTTATCTACAAGAACAATATCTGTTTTATCAGACCCAAAACCTTCACCTAGTAACTTGCAAGGGTCAGAACAAATTGTTGTTTTAAATAATCGTGCTGTTTCAAAACTGTTTATTCAATGGCAACCTGTATCTGGTGTCACAGAATATATGTTGCAATATAGATTTAAAAATGAAAACTTTATTTCTGAAAGAATAACAAGACCAGATTTTACAATTTTTGAAACACAGCTAGGAACTTATGAAGTAAGGGTGTTCAGTTATAACGCATTAGGAAAACCAAGTATTACACCATCAACAACTACATTTAATACTGAAGGTAAAACAGCAGTACCAGCAGATGTACAAAATTTAAGAATAGAACCATTATCAGATGAATTTGTAAGACTACGTTTTGATAAATCAACAGATGTTGATGTTTTGCATGGTGGAAACGTGGTTATTCGTAGTTCTAACCTTACAAGTGGAGTCACTTTTACTAATGCTGTTGATGTATTACCAGCTTTAAGTGGAAACGTAAATGAAACAATAGTACCAAATATTGTAAATGGCACATACGTTCTTAAGTTTCAAGATGATGGAGGAAGGCTAAGTTCTGGTGATGCTTCTGTTGTTGTTCTTTCAACAAGTCCTGATGTATTTCCGAAGTTAACAGTATTAGAAGATAGAGAAGATACAGACAGCCCACCTTTTGCTGGTGCTAAAGTTGATTGCTTTTTTTCTGATGATGTAAACGGACTTGTTCTTGGTTCTCTTGAACTCTTGGATGGGGTTACAGATTTTGATGCGATTGCTGACTTTGATTTCTTAGGTGCTGTTGATATAACTGGTGGTCATTATGATTTTGCAAATACTTTAGATTTAGGTGGCAAACAACCTTTACATATAAGAAGGCATATTGTTTCACAGGGTTTTTATCCAAATGATCTAATTGATAAAAGGACTGCAAATATTGATACATGGACTGACTTTGACGCTGCTACTGCCTTTGATGTTGGGGCAAAATTATTAGTAGCAACAACTGATTCTGATCCTGACACCTCTACGGCTGGAACTTATACGATTAATAATGGATCTGGAAGTGCTGGCACAATAATTACAATTACAAAATCATCTCATGGTTATTCTGTTGGTAGTTTTGTAACTCTTGATTTTACTTCTGGTACAGGTGTTGATGGTGATTATCAAATATCAGCAGTAACCACAAATACTTTCACTTTGACTTCTGCAACTTCATTATCAACTAGCGGTAACTGTAATTTTAGTGCTGAATTTAGCCAGTACAATCCATTTGTAAATGGTTCTTATATTGCAAGAGGCTTTAAGTTTAGATGCGAAATGGATACAAACGACCCTGCACAATCTATTGAAATCGACCAGTTAGGATATACAGCAGAATTAAATAGCAGAACAGAAACAAGTCTCGGTAATGCAGGTGCTACAAATGGACTTATTGCATCTGGCACGTCTAGCAAGACGGTTAATTTTTCTCAAAGTTTCTTCACAGGGCAGTCAGGCACTAGCATTGCAGCAAATTCAGTTTTACCATCAATAGGCATTACAATTGAAAACGCACAATCAGGTGATTTCTTTGCATTGTCATCTATCAGTTCAAGTGGTTTTGTTATAGATGTAAAAAATGGATCTAGTTTTGTTAATAGAAATTTCAAATATGCCGCTACAGGATTCGGGCGAGGTAGTTAAAAAATGTCTATTAAGATATACTTAAAAGAAAAAGTGAGTTAAGTAATGGCTACACATGATTATGTAATAGATAACTCTACTGGAGCTAACGTCAGGGCTGACCTTAACCTAGTATTACAAGCAATATTATCTAATAACAGTAGTTCCTCCGCTCCTTCTGTAACAGCATCTTATATGTGGTGGGCTGATACTACAACAGGAATATTAAAAATTAGAAACTCAGCTAACAACGCATGGGTTGAGCTTTTACAACTTGACGGTACTTTAACTCTTGAAGATGGGTCTGCAAGTACCCCTGCACTAGCATTTAGAGATGATCTAAATACAGGAATCTACAGTTCTGGGGCTGATACTTTTAATGTTGCAACTGGTGGTGCTGAAAGATTAAAACTAGATGGTTCAAATACTGTATTTAATGAGGCTGGTGCAAATATAGATTTTAGGATTGAAAGTGATACAAAAGCTCATATGTTTTTTGTTGATGCTGGTACAAATCGCATTGGAATAAATACTGGTTCACCTACTTGTATACTTCAGATAGATGATACTGCAAGTAGTGGTGATGGGGTAACAGATATACTCAAATTAAATGGTACACCAAAT